TTATTTGATTCCTATACCATGCTCGATTATGACTATATCTTTCGCCGCCTTCGAAGTACCGGCGCAGAGAAGGCATACGTTGCAAGTAGTCTTGAATCCGCCTTCCTTCGACGCCGGGCACATTATCTCGTTAGGTAGTATCGGCTCGTGTGCCTTGCGGACTCTAAAACAACGCCACCCTAGCGCGGAAGCTTCGGCGTATTCTTCGGCACTGTCTACGGACGCCATAAGGTATTGGCGGAATCGTTGGTCACATTCACGCCAACGATGCGTGTATCCCGTGTGCCCGTCTGAGGTATACCCTGCGATAATGTCAAACGGTATCGCCGTAGGTTCGCCCCATGCTCTAAAGCGTACCGGTGGTTTGCGCTTCGCTTCGCCGCTTTCTGGATACGTTGCGCCATATACGGCGTTAACAGACTTCCCAACTTCGACGTAGCACTTGGCAACAACGGCGTCCTTTTCCGCTTGAGTTTTGGCGGCCGCTTTCGCCGCCGCTACAAGTATCGGGCGGTGGGCACAATCGCCGCAAACTGATGCATCATCGCCGTTGCGTATAGCCTCACTAGGCTTCGACGCCGTAGGCATGATGAACAATTGCAACATATCGCTAGTCTTGACGTTCAAACTAGGATTGTTGGTTCCCGTGATGATTCCCTTGATAGGTTTGCCGTCAATCTCTGAAGGTCCGTTGTATGGCATGAATCCGTTTGACATTGTTTTATTCTCCTGTCGAACAAGTTATTAAGGTCTACTAACAAATTACTCTTTATTTTCACCTGTGCATATCCCCCAAAAGTACTAGTTTACCTTACCAAAACAGAATACTAATGTTACATCTAGTATTCATTCTAGTGATACCTCAACCTAGGTGTATAATAGGTAGCATGTTGACGTCTAAACGTGAGATATTCTGTCAAGGTCTAGCTGGAGGACTCACACAGTCTGAGGCTTACCGCCGATCTCATGATGCCTCCGGAATGAAGACAGCTACTCTAAATGAGGAGGCTTCGAGACTAGCTGCTGTCCCTGATGTGTCCCTGAGAGTAGCAGAGCTTAGGGAGGCTTCTACTGCTAAGTTCGTGGAAAAGCGAGTCTGGGACTTAGAAAGATTGGTTGATGAAGCAGAGACCAACATGGCCGGCGCCAGGGAAGACCGGCAGTGGAGTGCTGCTAACGGATCACTAACAACAATTGGTAAGGCAACGGGTCTATTAGTGGATAAGATGGACGTCAGTGTCACCCATACCTTGAAACCCGGTCTAAGTTTAGAAGAATTAGAAGCGAGGCTACAACGTCTTGATGCCTTGGATGTTGGTGTTGTGGATGGAACAAGCGAAGTCATAGAGTAGTAGCGACGAGTTGCTACCATCTAATCCTTAATCAGTAAGGCAGTCTGTGATTTAATCAAGGGGTAGTCAGGAAGGTGGGGGGACCCGTATATAAGAGGGTAGGTAGGCCCTCAGCGAATATCTCAAATAATTCTAGGAGTCCCTTTCTGTGGTACCTAAAGTAATATCCGCAACAAGGTACTTAATCGTCTACAAGGAACCCGAGCACAATGGGACGTCGCCGAGAAAGGTGCACTGGTGCTCTCACGGGCACGGGCATGGTTGGAGGTGTAGGGTTTACGCCTCGTGCTGTAAGTTCCCTTTGGATACTGACTGCCGACTCCACGTTAAGAGGAATGGACTGGTTCGCTGAGAAACTGGAGGCGGAATGAGGGCCTCCATCCCCCACCACCCCTCTGAGTAGTACCTCCCCTTGCTACTCAGAGGGGCTTTTGCTGTATAATGCCACCAAATGGTAATTATTCACTTTGACATAACCAGAATCCTCTTTGACATGAATCTGGCTGGTGGATTCGTGATAATATGCCTAGTAATCGCACTTCTCTGGCGTATGAGGAAGGGTTGACCCCTCTAATGACCGATATCATGGCCCTGGAAGGTCAAGGAGCCTTGGTCAGAGCTGGAATACGCTGTGATGACCTGGACTCCTTCAGCCATGTGAGGCTTATTGGTCTCTTTCTACGGGTTCACAACGATGAGGAGATGATAGCTCAGATCAAATGGGTGATGGATCAGAGGGCTATTGCGGACGAGGAGGTGCCAGTTGACTGAGATTCACACCGAATGGTTCACTTCAATCCTCCCCTCCGAGGAAAGTCGTCGTGATTACATGGAAAAGAGGGAGTTTTACCTGTGGGGAGCCGTCGAGAGACACTGTAGCGATAAGGACATTGATTCGTTGGAGATGGCTTGCCGGGAGATACGGGCCACCCGTAAGCAAAGAGAACAATTAGGAGAAGCATGATGCAGTTTTCAAGGGACCAACTGAAACAGGGCCTAAAGGACCACATGGAGCAGGTGGAAAAGAGTACCCCAGTCGCTACTGGGTTGCTGATAAACCCGGAATACAGGACAGCGGCCTGTTTACTGTCTATAATGGAGAAACAGGACGAAGGAAGTAAGACAGCAAAGAAATAAGGAGGAATCATGCCTAAAGGTGTCGGATATCCTAAGCCAAATACCCACCGGACTGGGGCCAAATCCACTCCCAAGGCCCGTCCAGCGTCTCCGAGGAAGACCAAGACTAAATAATTACGGGAAGTGTCCGGTTGGTCGAGGGAGCAGTCTTGAAAACTGTAGGCCAGAGATGGTTCAGGGGTTCGATTCCTCTACTTCCCGCCAAAGATAGGTTGTTTCCCTCCTGGGGATTCGGGGCGTGGATGAACAGCCAGCGCCCCCACTAGTACACCAGTCCAGCGGATGGATACCGCAACTGGGACAGAACGTGGTCCCCAGGTGAGAGCCAATCTATTTAAGGATAGACTTGGAGATTGGTGACTCCAGCCGACCGCTAATCGGTAGCCCGAAAGGGTTTGTAGGTTCAAATCCTGCTCTATCCGCCATAAAATTATGACCACCTACGCAGAAGACATACAAAAGGAAAAGCTCCTCACCAGATACGCAATGGCTCAGAGGAGCTTTCGGTATTTCCTGCCATTCGTCAAGGTCCCTGTCTCTGGTGTAGGCATGGTCCCCATAGAGATGTGGCCCTACGTCGAGGAAATGGTCTATGACCTAGAGAATGAACGGCTGATAAACCGTCCCAAGTCACGCAAGATCGGCATGACTACCATCCTGTCTTCCTACGCTCTCTGGAACGGTATGTACGTCCCCAGAGCCTTGGTTCTTGATATATCCAAGTCAGAGCGGGACTCCAACGAGTTCTTAGCCAAGTCCAGGGCTATCTACCAAGAACTTCCTCCTGAACTCCAAGTACCTCTGGGGCAAGGGACGGACTACCCCAACAACATGGAGCAGATGAGCTTCGTCAACAACGGGAAGATCATGGCTCTCCCTTCCACCAAGGACGCTGGTAGGGGATTAGACCCTACCGTCTGCATCCTTGATGAAGCCGACTTCCATGAGTACCTGGAGGAAGCGTACAACTCCATAAAGCCGGGTCTGGACGACAATCTAGGCCAATTAATTCTGACTTCTACTATAAACCCGGCCATTATGGGGAGTCTTTTCCAGACCATCTACCTTAATGCTCCAAGTAATCACTACTCTGCCAAGTTCTACGGATGGGAAGCACGTCCAGGTAGAACTGAGGAATGGTATCAGGACACCAGGGCGGAATACGACGACCTCGCCTCCTTCGAGAAGGAATTCCCAAAGAATGAAGAGGAAGCCTTCGCTCCAGCCAAAACCCTAGCTTTCTTTGACCGGGATATCCTGATGGATATGAAGGAAGACACCAAGAAGCCTGTCCAGGTCTTCCGCACAGAGAACAACGTAGAATGCAGCATCTACCAGAAGTTCCAAGCTGGAAAGAGGTACACCGCTGCCACGGACACTGGACATGGAATAGGCCAAGATGACAGTGTGACGGCCATCTTGGATGTGGTTACCGGAGCCGTGGCGGCAGATATCAAGAGTAACGTTATCGACCCCACAGAGTTCGGAATAGCGTCAGTAGAACTTCTGAATACGTACGATGCTCCTATTTGGGCCATCGAGGATAACGACTGGGGGGTCCAAGTAATACGAATAGCGCAAGAATTGAAGTATAAGAGGTTGTATTACCGTGAGCCGGATAAACCAGGCTGGCATACCTTTGACACCGCAGCCCACGCAACTCCTGGAAGCCGTTTTGTCATGTGGGGGGACTTGGGAAGAGCGATACATGATAGACTGATTACAATATTTAATCCTGAAGGGCTTGCTCAATTCCTAACCGTCATCCGAAACCCGAAGAAATCAGGCAGGGTTGAAGGCCAGCAGGGGTCCAAGGACGACTACCCGATGACTATTGGTATCGCCTGGCAGATAAGAGGGCAGGCAAGGGTTGCCGGGAGAGATCGTGGCAAGGCCCAGCAGAAGTTAGACTTTCCGGGTAGTATGCGTAGGGTAAGTAAGTACGTATGGGGAGCCTCCTCTTAAACCATGAGATATAAGGTAGTCAAAAGGAGTTTGTGGCGTCAGCAAAAAGGTAGGTGCCATTACTGTCAGCAAAGACTGCAAAGAGAGGATCGGGCACAGCATAACTTCGCTACCCTAGACCATGTGGTTCCGAAATCAATCTTGCCAATAGGTGTTCACCTGAATGACAACTTTGTTTTGGCTTGCAGTAGGTGCAATGCTGAAAAAGGAGACCTGCTTCCAGAGGAATGGAACCAACGGGTTGGGGACTACCGACTTGTATCTGGGGGCTGGATTTGGGACCCGGAGAACTCAGAGTTATTAATTGAGTCCATTGAGCGGGTATAGGAAATGGTTGACCTAGCGGAAAAACCCACAGAGGAATCTATCAGGCAACTGATTCAGCACTTCACCCGCATCTGGAGTGAGGCGCATGGAATCTTTCGTGAAGTAGAGACCTACTATGAGCGCACCTTCGCTCTATGGGAGAAGGGTTCCAACCGTCCCAATCTACATCCCCTGAAGCCTCGGTCGATAATCGACACTGCATTGGACCAACTTATGGGGCACGAAGCCCAATGCCATAGGTTCGGGGAGGATGAAGGCGAAGCGGAAGAGCGGGATAATGTGGAAAAGGCCATGAACGCCATCTTCCGCCAAACTGCCCTTCAGGAGGCATCTCTTTCTTTCAAGCAGGCCGGGAAGAACCTTCTACTATATGGGTACACCGTCGTCGAGGACTCCATAGA